ATTCTTCAACTCCGAAATGTTCTTTAATCTCCATAGCCACTTCGACCATGCCATCATTCTCTAATTTTTGAGCACATTCCTGCACAATCAACTCGGCGAACTTTTGATTAAATAATACACTGTATGGAACTTTCTTCACATCATATTGTTCGTAGGCATAATAATCAGCCTGTTCAGCAAGTTGTTTAATTCGTTCGTTCATTACCAATTCTCCACACCAGTGACGGGGATACGGATAGTTGCCTCGCGGCCGTTCACCTCGGTATCAAATTCCACCTCAAGTATACTACCAATACCACTATCGTTATTGTAAATCAGCTTGACGGCATACGTGATGCCGTTCTCTTCCATAATCTTTTGAACGATTGCCAGTTCTTCAGGATTGATGTAAATCTCTGAGGTCATTTGAGTGCTCCGCTATAGGTGTTGTTCAACCACTTAGCATAGTACTGTGCTTGTTCGCTGATCTTGACCAGGTCGTACTTAGCGCAGAACTTCATAAAAAATATACCGACATTCTGTACTGGCTGGATACGTAGACCTTCGCGAATACTGGCGTCTACTGCTTCCTTAACTTCAGGTGGTTGAGCGGTCAAGTCAACAAGAGTGACATTACGAGTGTAATCGTCGAGTACACGGTGTTCTACTCCCTCGTGATCTGTCCAACGTTGTAGCATCAAATTGTTCCAGTTGAAACCTTTCTTGTCCCTATCAGCATATGCTTCCATGAGGCCCACTGTTTTCTTAGTTGACTTAGTACGAACGCCAGGATAAGCCGAGAACACATTGTCTGATGAGTCGCCGCGCATACATTTCTCAAACAGCAACCACTGTGGATCACCCACTAGCTTGGGTTCTTTGGTCTTAGTGTCTTTGATAGGACGATCACGGCTGTCGAAGTAGCCCTCAAGGGTAATGAACTGGTCATTGATACCGTTAAACTGTTTTACGTTGGGTGCGATCAGTTGAACAAAGTCCGTGTCCGAACTAATAATGTAGTGTTCATCATTGGGGTGTAGATGGATAAAGCGGGCAATGAGGTCATCTGCCTCAGCAGTAGGACAACGTAGTACGCTTACGTTAGTGCGTTCTTTAAGATACTGGGTGAATGATTCATAAGTTTCCCAGAACAAGGTATCAAGAGCCAGTTCTTCTTCAGTTAGTGCTTGTCTGTTCACAGCACGATTAGCCTTATATGGCTTGTAGAAGTCCTTGCGCCAACTACGACCCTCCGTGCAGAATATCACGTGACAATCATCGCCGCCGAACCTGCGAACTACGCTCTGAACAGAGTTGAACGTAAGATGTAGCGCCATACCCACCTTCTCATCGTCAGTAGATAGCCTTGACGCCACATATCGGCTTTTGAAAAACATATTAGCGGTGTCGATGAGAATATAGCGCATGGGTGATCCGGGTTAGTAATAATATACAGATATTATCACACAGTTAGATGCTTACTGTCAAGTAATTTTGGATCAACTGATTTCGGTTCTGCCATCACCCAGAACTTTTCTATTGGGTGGCGGCCGAACATCGTCTGTGCCACGATTCGTAGGATCGGCCATGCGCTGTTCATACATCTCAAGTGCTATGTTTCGGCACACGGTCTGAAACCACCTATCTACCATGATCTCATCTGTGTCGTTTTCATTTTGATGATAGCCGGCTCTGATCAGTTTTTTCAAGAATGGAACATTCCAGTCTAACTCAAAGGCACCACTATTGATGTTGTCGGGATCAATATCAACTCGGATAATAGAAACCCAGGGTTCTCCCTTTGCCGTTGCCGCCTCTTTTGCCAATTTCCTCAGTTCAGCATCGTTGTCCCTTGACACCTTAGGCTTTTTCGCCCGCTTTACTTTTGGCTTAGCGGGTGATGCCGGAGCCTCTACTGGAGCCGGTGGGGTTTCTTTTGCGAATAATTCTTTTAGTTTTTTAAACATCTTCTACCTCTATCCATGTGTAATCGCCTAGCCACTGCACTTGACAGATGTACTGATAATTCTCTGGTGGACCAGTACTCCAATCTCTAGGGCCGGTGTGTACTAGGCGATTGAATCCGTGTCTGGTATCTGCTACGAGCCAGTATTTATTACCGGGATACAGCTTGAAATCAAATTTTGCGGCGTGTACCCAGTCAGTTACATCAAGTCTACGTTTGATGCCGCGAGCCTGTCGCTCAAGAACAGCAACCATCTCCATGATCCGGTCATACTCTTGTTGAGCATGGAGACGGGCGGCATTCAGCATCAAGTCCTTTTGCTGAGTTACCGGCACAAGATCAAACTTCATTCCCTGCTCAGTAGGATACTCCGAGACATTTCTGTTGAAAAAATGAATCAGTGAGCCGGTGCTTGTGCTATCGTAGCTATGAACGCCGTTAGCTGAGTTGTTGTCGTCGTGATTGCTCATAGAGTTCCAGGCTTGCCAGATTCTTAGCTTTTGATTCGCACATGATATCCGCCCACTGTCGGTGACTGAGTGCCCAATCATTTACTGCTTCATTCCAGTAGAAATCACTGTGAGCACGTAGCTTAGTTTTCTTATGACCGCTCTCCATTAACGAAACAAGAGAGGGGCGCTGGTGTCGGGTATGCTCAACAAGACAGTCTTCCCGTGATACACTATAGTGTATAACAGGGCGCATACCGCGCCAACTATCAATAATCCTTTTAATACGGTCGTCATTGGCTTCAATATATTCTCCTGTGTGTATCCAGTGATGGTGAATGTCTAGCACCAGAGCGAGATCGTCTGCGAGTTCGAGACTGCTTTCGATTCCCCAGGTGATTTCGTCGTTCTCGATGGTGATTGTGTTTCGCGCTTCTGGGGTAAGTCTTTTGAGGGCAGCCCGGATACCGGCAGGACCGGCTCGACCCGCAATGTGGACATTGACTTTAAAGTCTTGAAATTGTTTGCCGTATCCCATCCAGCGGACCATATCAACATGGTATTCGAACTCCTCGATACTACTATTTACTATTTCTGGATTGTCACTGGCCAAAACAGTGAACTGTCCGGGATGAAAACTAAGTCTGACATCGCGATCACGTGCGATTTCGCCCACTTGTGCGAAGTATCGTTCGGCATAAGCTCTAACATCGGGTAAACGCCAGAAATAGCGCCACGAAGACTCAGTGTATACGGGCAAGATATCCGAGGATAACCTGACCATTCTGAGTTCTGGCGCGAGATCGCCAACACGGGTGACCAATAGTTTTACTGCCTCGATGTTTTGCTTCATCAAGTCCCACAGACGCTCTTCTGCCACTGCTTTAGATTGACGATTGAGCCAGGCAACAGTGGTAGTACCAGTGTTGTATTTTTTGGCGTCATCTTTAGCGGAGACGCCGTTCACTTGATCGGGGCGGTCGATCCATTTGCAAGCGAAGCCGATACGTTTAACTGACATAGATAATCCTAAAAGGGTGTGATACATTGACTATTGTATCACACCTGTAGGTTAACATCAACCAAAATGGCGTGATGTGATTAATGATTGCCGCCTCTGCTGTAGTAGACATCAAGATAGGACTTTAATCCATCGACAGTCTTTACCAGATCCGGCTGTGGGCTCTCCTCCATTCTGTGTTCCAAGAATGGAAGAGCTTGCTCGATCAGGGAAATTAATAGTTCAATGTCTCTCATGGTTTATTTTCGCCTGAATTTTTCCAGTTCTCTGCCTCGGTAACTCGCTTTCGTAAGTTGCTGCTGCTAAAACTATGATCTCGCCGATTGAAAACATTGATGATGCCTCTACCAGTTCCCTCATTTCTACCAGTGAAGTTAGTGTCTTCGTACTCCACGCCTAGAATACGAACATCTAGGGGTAAGGTCAAGATAAGATCAACTAAGTCTCGCTCAGTTTGATAGACTACAATCTCGTCTACGAATCGACAAGCACTGAGTTGAATCTGACGCTCGACAACAGTCTGAACGGGCTTGTTCTTAGTATCAGGTCTGTCGATAGTAGGGTCTGTTTGTAATCCCGCAATAAGATAGTCGCAGTGATTCTTTGCCTCTGCTAACATAGCAATGTGACCTGCGTGTAGAAGGTCAAAGGCACTGAATGTGATTCCTATTCTTTTACCCTGGTCTTTAAGCTCTTTGATTTTATTAAAAATCATAATGATATTAGACTGTTAGGCCTAGCTTTCTGGCGTCATCCGCCCACTGATCCTTGAAGTTCTTACCTGCAGTATATTTTGAGAACTGCTGGAATGAGTAGTTCTTCATATCGTACAGGTTCGACTCATTGAACGCATAACCATAATCCGCACAGAATTCCCGGAAGAGTTCCAGATCGTTGAAGATTTGACGAACTTTGGGATTCGAGGCAATTGTAGGTTTTGACATTTTATTTCCTTTAAATAGAGATTGATTGATGTGGTTTATGAGTATTATACTCTTTGGTAAAAGCAATACCGGAGTTGTTGTTGATGATTTGAACTTCGATATCGCGCTCTGAATACAGTTGAGCTACTTCATTGTAAATGCCGTCGCTAACTGCTTCAAAGTTCTGTGCGGTGGTGACCTGTGACGTAAAAGTGTTCACTGCTGCTAACACTTTAGAGAAGTCAATGTCCTCATCGCGTTTATTCTGAATCGTAACTGCACAGTCGATGCTGTTTCCCAGATCTAGACGTAGGGTGTATAGACCGCGAGCAGCACTGGCGATTCTGTTGCGTTGCTCTAATAGAGCCATTTCTCGTTGTTCCATTTTGTTTACTCTTATCGTTGTTGTGCTGGTAGTAGATATTCGTAATCAGCAAGACCGCTATCAACGGTGATTTTCATAGCACCAGCATCACTGATGTATACACGCTTGTCGCCCTGTAGATCCATGATTGCCAAGAACTGCTTGACTGGCCATGACCATGCTTTACTGAGTGTGCCAGTGATGCCGCTCTCAAATACAAAGTTACCCGAGTGTGAGCTTACATCGCCGAAGAAGATTTTCAGATCTCTACCGTCTGTCTTAGTAACGAATGTAGTTTCTTCTGAGTTGGCACTGGCTTGTTTTTTCAAGCGTTGAATGTTTGCTACTTTAGGCTCAAATTCAACGTTCCAGGTTGCGCCGGCAAATCTGACAGGCTTGATTTTCTCTTCAACAATCTCTCGGCTCATTAGACGATAGTCATTGACGAAATCGCCCACTTGAGTTTCAAAGTGAATCGCCGCTGGTAAATCTTCACCGTCTTTGTTTTGAGTAGTCATCTTAATAGTAGCATACTCATCATATTCTTCGAAGCCTAGAATAGTCTTTAACTTGCCTAGATTAGGCATACCGAACGTACCTTTGAACTGTGCGTTGGGTCCCTTGAATCGTCCGCTGATGATAACTGTTCTGTCTTCAGCGATAGCATTAATAGCAGTTTCTGTGTCAGTGCCAGTTACTTTGATTAGGTCAATAAAGCCTAGTTGACTTGTATGACCGATTAGGTCTTGTAGAGTGTCTTTCATAATTTTCCTTTGATAGTGTAATGATAGTATATTGTGTGCTGTTTGTCAATGCTTTTAGGTGCTGATTTATCCAAATTTGAATAGATCATCGAATGTAGAATTGACATCTGTGCTTTCGCGAATTTCCCAGTCGAGAACGCCTAACATATTGTCTACTTTCTCGTCGAGTAGTACTCGTTCCATCTCTAAGTCATCGAACGGAAGTTCAATGAACCATTGTGGAAGTCTAAGCTGATCGACCGGGTAAGCAATAGAGGTCATTCCTAGTGGATTATCCTTGAGCTTACACACGATGATCTTCATACCGTCAACGATGCGTTGACTGTAATTATCACCGTTCATTTGTCTGAGATAGTTCCAGTTGATAGACGCACGAACGTGACCGGGCATATTTACTTTCAGTGGTTTATTACTGGCTTTCAGACGCTCAAGTGTCTCAGTGTGTTCGACGACTTTGCGAACACCTTTAGGTGCGCCCTTAGTCCACGAATCCATATCACGTAGTTTGCGCTTGAACTCCCTGATCTTACCAATAATAATCTCTTTGTCTTCGCCGTATAGTACATCGTTAAGTAGCTCTGCTAGGAACACCTGAACATACTTTGGTGTGTCCGAACGCTTGAGATCAAGACCCATAGCTTTGATGCTACCGCGACTGCCATTAACGTCTTTACGTTTGCCCTCTTTGTCGTAGATATTTACCGCATACTTTTTCTTCTTGATGAACAAGCCTCGATCAGCTACCAGTTCTCGGCCCGCTCTGATAATGTCACCATTCTTTCTGGGACAATGGAAAGTTCTCTCCATAAATTGCGGGAACGACTCATTGACTTGATCAGCGAGTTGATCATAGATTTTGATAGCCGTCTCTTTATTCCAGTTCTTCGATAGTTCTGGATTTTGTTCAAGCATAGGCGCCGCAGTAAAATAGCACGAGTCTGTATCGCCGTAGATGATAGCATCACCAGCGTGATCGTATTCGCCACAGATAGCCTCATTAAGATAGGCACTCATGTGTTTAACAATCTGACGACCAGTGAGTGTAGTACTCTGGCCGATGCGCTTATCGTAGAAACGACAGTGTTGATTTAACAGTGCGCCGTATGCTGAGTTCAACAGAATCTTACGTACAAGCTGGCGCTTGTCTAAGAATTCTTGCTCATCTCTATCAGTAGCCGATTTCAACTGCTTTTGAATCAACTTACGCTCACTGTACCATCGTGTTAGTAGTCCGGGAATAATACCCTCACGCTCATACGTGAAGATAGTGCCGTTAGCACTCAACATCCACGGCTGATTACTGTCGAATATCATCTTCCAGATTTCTGCTGCCGATGCAGTATCACTGCCGCCACGTTCCCAGTCAACTGTGATCATTGTGCCACGCTCTTGATTCATTACCGCAGTGTACTCAAGTGAGCCGAATAAACCTTCCCACAATACAGCACCGGTAACTCCCTCAACGTCTCCCTCAGCATTCCGGTTTTTCTTTTTCTCTCGGGCTAGGCGTTGACTCTTTTCGTGGAGATATTGATCCGTGAGTGTTGGTCTGAGTTGACCGACAATGGTTTCCGGGGCCATGTTAAGAGCACGGATAACTGACGGGTACAGCGAGTTAAGGTCGACTGCTCCGATCCACTCGTGAATCCCTGTTTTGGGAGTAGCAACATAGGCACCTGCGGCTTGCGATTCATCATCTGTATCACCTCTGATTTTGTTAGGAACAATTAAATTACGTGCGTGAGCTTCGTTGATAACAGCTTGCTCAATCATAGCCACTGAACCCATAACTGTTTGTAGCAGCACTGTGTTTTCGTGGGCAAGCTGATTAGCAAGATCTAAGAACTGTAGTTTAGCATGAATCTTATAGACAAGCATAGTGTCCTGTCTGTTGTATTCAATGAACTTCTTCCAATCCTTGTTATAGAGTTGATCGAGTGTGCCCTCGTACTGAGTTTTGTTTTCACCCACTTCGAGTTCACCGATAGCATCAAGTTTGTAACTGTGACGACTCTCGTAGTTGTATTTACGGTATAGGTCTAGATAGTCAAAGTGAATTCTACCTGACAAATCATAAGTTTCCTGCTCACTACCATACATCTCATACTTACGTAATTTTGGAAGTTGATTAAGTAGGCAGAAACGCCTAGTATCATCCTTACTCATTACTCTTGTAACTCGATTTATCATATAGGGAATATCGTAACCGGCAGAGTTCCAGCCAGTTAAGATATCCGCATCTTCGATTAGATCAAAGAACCAATTGAACATTTCTGTTTCATTATCACAGATAATGGTGTTCTGAAACTGCTCTGTAATTTCCCGCGCTGTTTCTTTGCTCATGTGCCTAGGAGGGATACATAGAGTTACAAGTGACTCGGACCAATCGAGATACATGGAGATAGCAGTGACGGGATTGAACGGATCAGTCGTGGGGCTGAAACCTCTTTCTGGATCAAAGTCTACCTCAATGTCAAAAAAGCAAGTATGTAACTTGGGTGCTTTTTTACCCAAGTAATTGTCAGCTAAACATCTAACTACGGGTGATATATCACCTTCAAAGATTCCTTTACTAGAATGTATTCTGATTTCTTTTTGAAACTCTGATTTTTTTCTAGTTGTGAATTTTGATAGTGATTCGCCGTTAACACTTCGAAACTTACCCCGAGGATCTCTGTAGTAGAATGTATGATTAGCAGGGTAAGTTACGTACCTACGTGCGCCGCCCTCGTCGCGTTCTACGACAACGATTTCATCTCGCTCTCGATTATAAAGGGCATCAACGTAAGACATTACAGAGTTTTGCCTGCAGCTTCTAAAATTGTTTCAAGGACAGAATGGTCTCTTTGTGTTTGGCCGAATT